TATAACTGTAAGAGTTTACATTCGAAGAAGCCTTGATACGAGAAGACGAACAGATATTCAGATAATCGATATAGATAATATCTGGCACAAAGTTCTTCTTGAGACGAAGTTCATTTAACAGGTTTCTGAAATGTTGTGCAGATGCAGATGCTGTTGGATATTCTTTGATGATCAAAGTGCCATTGGTCTTTGCCATCAAAGTTTGAACTCTCTTCTCATACATGTCTTTTGATAGAGTTTCAAGGTCTGCCATAGACACATTCAAAAGATTAGCATCGATACGCTCGGCGATCTTCTCTTCTGCCATTTCCATGGTGATATAGAGGACATTCTTGCCGATAGAGATATTGGCTGCCGCACAATGACACATAAACAAAGACTTACCAACACCAGTGCCAGCAAGAGCAATGTTCAGGGTTTTGTTTGGAAGTCCACCCTTGGTAATCTTATTGAAGAACTCTAGATCAAATGGAATCTTCTCTTCAACACGATGATAGAACTCATATCGATCTTCATAGTTATTGAAGTAGTCGTGACCAATGTTTGGATCGAATGATACTGCAAGAGCCTCAGACAGAATAGATGGGATAGCACCCTTTTGCAGAGTGCTATCCTTCTTGTTCATGATTTCAATGGACTTCATCATAGCCTGATAGATTGCCTTCTCTTGGCAAAACTCTTCAGTGCTATCTGTCAGCCACTTTTCATTTACAGTTTCGCGTGGATTTGCAGACCAATCATCAAGAGTGGTCTTGCAAACCTTTGCTTCATCTTCTGTGATGTTTCTTAGAGAGTCGATCTCAATGACCAAGGCCTCAGAAGTTGGCCTTTGATTATACTTGAGAATAAAGTCTCTGATTTTAGAGAAGAGGATTTTATCTTCACCGCTAAAATAATCATCCTTAATGAACGGAATAACCTTGCGGCAATAGTCCTCATTCTCAATCAGATTCCTTAAGATCGTCTTCTCTATTGTCATCAGGTGCCTCTACACTTTCAAGTATCATTGCATTCAAAATAAGACCAACATGGTTTTCAAACTTAGGGTCTTTTCTCAGGCTTGTTTCGGTGTGATCACCCATCTCTAGAAGATCATACTGAAATTGTAACTTAGCTTGGCCGTGTTCCATTTCTCTCACGGCGACCGTTGTAAATCTCAGTATAACACCTTTATACGCCTCAGTCAATAACTCAATTGGCACCGTGTCTGCTTTAATGTCATCACGGAACTTATAATCTTCACTCAGTATCATCTTCAAACTCCGGCTCTACATCTACATTGTCTTCTGACTTAACACCACCATACAAGAACTCTGCCTTGCAGGCTTCATCAATCTGATCAAGAACTTCCTTTGTGAAATACTTTTCAGGTGTCTTCTTGATTTGGCTTTCGAAAGCCTTTTCACCAGTAGGAAATTCAAAACGAGTTGAAACCTTCTTGATGATACCAAACTTTTCAGCAAGGCTCAAAAGACCATAATAAGGATCAAGACCATCGGCATAGTTAAGCCATGTCTCAACCTTCTTGTCTTCGATGGTTAGACGAGCCTTCTTGGTATGTGCTGTGATAACTGCACCTGTGCGACCATCATCATCATCAAGTTGCTTGTCCTTCTTCTTTGACAGGAACAAAATGGTAGATGCGGCATACTCAAGACCAGAACCACCACCCATCTTCTTGGTTGGAACATATGCACCAACAACATCATAAACATGGTTTGTTACGATGAGAGGAACCTTGGCCTTACCAAGCTTAAGTGTAAGAACTCTGAATGCACCACGAACAAGCTGTGCGCGTGTCATATCACGGGTGTCTTTACCATCCGAGATGTCTTGCATTTCTTTTTCGGTTGAAAGATTTCCAAGTGAGTCAAGAACGAACACCATAGGCGGACGATCATCCTTGCCTTCAAGATACTTGTCTAGAATTTTTACGGCTTGGGTTCTAAACTCTTGGATAGTAGCGACCGGCACGATTGCAATTCTCTTGGTGTCAACTCCACGATCTGCCAGCATTTGCTTAGATATAGCGGATTCGGATTCAAAGTAGAAAACGAACCCATTTGGCTGATCTCTGAGGAATTGTCGAACAATATTGATTGCGTAAAAGGTCTTACCGGTTGAGGGTTCACCAGCGAGTGCAGTGACCTTGTTAGCAGGAAGTCCACCGTAAATAGAACCACTAAGAAGAGCATTAAGGCTATAGCTACCTGTGCCGATAAACCCAGTAACATCGCCCGCTTCGATGCCTTCATCAACAATTCCCGCATACTCATTACCAGTTTCCTTCAATAGTGAATTAAACATATTAGACATATAGTTTCTCCTATATTATGTGAATGTCACGAATCTCCGTGACGGTGTATTTAGACTCGAACAATATCAGTTTCATCGGTGATTTCACCGAGTTGAACTTCTATAGCTGTAAGAGTTTCTTTACCAATGTTTGTGATCTTATGAATGGACTTAACTGGAACATCAAAGAACTCTCCAGCATTCACTTCAAAAATCAAGCCATCAATAATAACTTTGCCTTTGCCTTTTACAACAGTCCAGATTTCACTTCTATGATTATGATACTGCATAGAGATGGACTCATTAGGCAGGATTTCAAGTCTCTTGACCTTATAGCCTTTACCCTTTTCAAGCACATACCATGCACCCCAAGGCCTAACTGCGCTAGTTGGTTCTTCTGTCATTACGAAAAAAACTCCTCTAGAGAATTAACTTTTTCTGTTTTCCAGCCGATGCTATCAAGAATGATCTTCAACGGCTCAACGAATGATTTATCAAACTGTGTATTATAGTCGATATGCTTCACAATGTCAAACTCTTTCGGGATAGAATTGGGGAAAGATATGATGTTTGACTTGATCATATTCGGCTCAGTCAGATAAATGAACTTGATCTTTTCACCTTCTTTGATCGGTTGATACTTCTTCTCTAGCTTCTTGACCTTAAGAAGGTGATTGTAGATAAGAGAACCACGAACATGAATAGGTGTGCCTTTGCCATAGATTGTCATGCTGTCACGGAACTTTGAGAGTCCGTTAACACCACGCGGGAAGGCAATCTCAGCAACATCAAGTGTCTTAAACTCTTCCCTAAAAGTAGCAATATAATTGATGATGTCTAGCTCAGAGCCAGTCATAATCAGGTTAAGTGCTTCTTTAATCTTTACTCGACAAGCAGAAGGTGTTGAAGACTTGATAGCTTCAAGTCCCATGATCTTGAGTTTTGGCTTTGCATACTCAACACCTTCGTTGTTATGGACATTCATAATGTAGCGTTTCTTGGCTGTCCAAATTGCTTTGTCTGCCAAGCCTTCACGCTTCATTTGCATTTTCTGTTGGTAGGCATTAACATATCCAGCAAGAAGTGCATAACTCTTGTCAATAAACGGTTGAATTTTATCTTCGCAAACACGATCCATGAACTTGATGATTTGTTTTGTATCAGCAGATGGATTCGTCTCACCAATAGTCCTGTTGACCAATAGATCAAGCGTGAGATAAACCGAATCCGTATCGACCGCAATAACATAGTCTTTCTCCTCGGTTTTAAGTAGCTTATTCAGGTATATATTCAAATGCTTTTCGATCCAACGAATAGACAACTGACCAGCAGTGGTGATAGCAGATGCCTGACGAATATCGAAGAAGCGGAAAAACTCATTACCCAAAGCACCGTAAGCTGAGTTCAGACAGACTTTCTTAGCAAGCTGTAGATTGTTGAAACGAGCAATTCGCTTTTCAATCTCAAATCTCTTGACTGGATCTTTTTCTAACTCAAGTTCTTTCTTGGCCGCAATAGCCTTCTTCTTGTAAGCAGAGCGATCATTATACATATCTTCCATCATCTTAGGCAAGAAACCTTGCTTTGTGATAGAGAAGAATTGTCCGTTCGGTGTGATCGTATAGTCTTTCAATCCTGATAGATCAATGCGCTCACTAAGAAGATTATCAACAGACACAGATTGAGAGATAATAGAGCGGTGAGTAGAGTCATAGTTTTCTGGCTCCAGAAATGTTTCGGGTGAAATGTTATATTGCATAATCAAATGCGGATACAGTGAGTTCAAGTCAAAGCTTGCAACCCACTTGTGCATACCAACAAGAGGATCCTTAACAAAAGCACCCTCATACATTCCATCTTTACGATGAGTTGTATTCTGAGGAATCACAATGTTCTTTTCACGCAGATGGTTATAGATAAGAATATCCCACATACGAACCTGCGCGAAGGCATCTTCATAGTTGGTCTTACTATCATAAGCCAGTGTGAGAACCAGTTCAATCAGCTTTAGCTTATCGTCAAGCTTGTCGATCAGTTCCACATCTCGAATGTTATATTCGATAAACAACTGATAGTTCATCTTATAGAGATTGTGTAGATTGTCATATTCATCATACGACAACTTACGCTCACCAAGTTCAACATTGGCGATTGCATCAAGCTTATAAGATTCCTGTGACTTGCCTTCTGGAGCATATCGCTGATAAAGATCGATATAGTCAAGAGAGGCAATACCAAGAAGACTGTATGTATTGAATTGACGACCTGGTCCGAAATTCACCTGACGATCATTGATAACACCCCAAGGCGAAAGTCTCTTGGCTTCATTCTCACCAAGAAGCTTTGTGATACGATTGACAAGATATGGAATATCGAAGAACTTGATGTTCCAGCCAGTCACAATATCAGGATGCTCACCAGACCATTCATCAATGAAACGCTTGATCAGATCAATCTCATCACGACACTTGATATATCGAACATCATCACGGCTATTTTGAAACTCGCCACAGCCCAACACAATAAACTTGTTCTTGGACTTGAAGGTGATTGCAGTGATAGGCTCATCGGCGCGATCAGGTTCAGGGAAACCGTTTTCGCTACCAACTTCGATGTCGATATTGGCTACATTGATCTTGGCCATATCCCAATCGATATGACCATCAAAGTTATCAGAGATGAATGAATACTCATATCTCTGATTGCCATAAACCTTGAAGCCTTCGACACCCTCATATTGCTTGAAGAAGTCTCGGCAGTCACGAATATTTCCTGGTTTGATTTCGGAAACATACTCGCCGTGAATAGTTTGAAACCCTGTAGGTGCTTTTGATGGCACATACAGGGTTGGATTATAATCGATCCTTCTTGTCACATGTCTACCGTTTTCTACTCCACGATAAAGGATTCGAGAACCGTAAACTTGGACATTGGTATAGAACGAATTTGACATTATGCTCCAGGAACAATAAGCTTACTTGCGGGCTGAATGATTCCGCCAAACATAGAATTGTATTGATTGACGAACTCTTGAATAGGTGTCATTATACACAATACATGCGATTTGTCAAATGAAAAAGTCTTCTCATCCGAAAATTCTGCGAAAGGTGCAAAGCCTACATTCGGTGTTTTTGGATCAAGCTTGTTAGGCATGACAACAACACGAATAGGATTTGTGACTGTGACGGAATCTGTAATCTGTGGATTGACATCACCAATCAGATCGATTCCGTTCAATAGCTTGATAATCTTCACATTAGCGGCCATTAGTCAACAAGCTCCATAAGGTAATCATAAACACCAAGTGTAATCCACTTTTCAGGAATAAGAGTTACACGGCTACCCGTATCTGTCTTATAACTATACTTGTTGTCATAATCAGGAACCTTACCAATTCGTTCCCACTTGCCGTCATAGGCGCGTTGCTTAAACTGCGTCTCAATAACATTCATCTCTTTATTAGTGGAAGACATTCTTCATCCTCTCTTCAGTTACAACATAAATCATTCGGTTATCATCATCACACAAGAAGATAGGAGTCAATCCAGCTTCTCTGTATGTTTCGGCTAAATCTAGGGCTTTCTTAAATGAACTATTTGGCCCTAAAATCTTTAATGCGGTTCTTACAGTCTCTTCGTCAATTGGCTTGAGTTTCTTATTCTCACTCACGACCAAATTCCATCTGCCACAAGAATCGCCAACTTTTTGTTTTTGAGTTCTTCAATACAGTTATCACAGATGATTCCTGTTTCATATGAAGTGTCGGATTGTAGCATATATTTCTGCATGTCGGCAACCTTTGAACCATAGTGTCCGACAATATAATATTCACCGTCACTTAGATAGAGTGTTGCAGAACAGTCATGTGCCTGATCTGTATCACCCATACCTTCTATCGGCGTATATTCTCTCTTACATGTATTGCATTGAACCATTTTAGTCCCATAGATTGTGGTAATACTTACCAAAGAGTTTCAGACCATTGTTGCGGCGGGCCCATGCGGTCTTCCAAGACTTTCTGTCAAATACATGAGTGTCATTTGGACCTTTTTCCATACG